GTGTATTGTTGTGTCCGTGAAATGTTCAGCAAAGACAAGGAACCCATAGACTATGACGTTTGCGGGGGCTTCATTGGATTCAACTACGCCAAGAAAGAATTGGGTGAAAGGATAGAAACATGACCGCCCCGCTATCAGCCGAGAGGGTCGAGTCGCTATTGAAGCGATTGAAAAACGTGGCCAACTCCACATGTATTCAAAGAAAAACTGTTAACAGAAGAAAATGGCTGACGAAATCATCATCAAGTGTCCACTCTGCGGCGATAAACCCGGAGGAAGCCACAACCACTGCTACATCAACGTCGAGCGGCAGGTGTGGCATTGTTGGTACTGCGATGCTTCTGGCTCGCTCAAGAAACTTGCTAGAGAATTTCCTGAGATAACGGCCTTTGTCGAAGTCAAAAATATCAACAACTGGTATGGAGGACTGAGGGCGGGGAAATAAAGAGAAGAAAGAGAGTTCGTACATTGTCGTTTCCCGTACCGACATTCCGTATTCAGGGTTGGAAACTTATATCTTTCCTGCAAACGAGAGTGGGAAGGTTATTAGTTGGCTGGAGCTTCCCGGGTCTCAGCGCGGGGATGTAGGAATCACTGAAGTTCTGGAAGACCTTGGATATAAAGTAACCCGGTAACAAAAGGAGAAGTAAAATGTTTATAGTCCTAATCGTTTTAGTTTTTGCTCTTCTGTGGTGTGTCATGGAGGATGGTCAGCCGTGGTCTCCGTGGGACAGGAGGAAGAAAAAATGACGAAGATGAGTGATATTAAAATCAAGGCTAGGATTATCGTTCACAAAGAACGAACTGCTTACCTAAGAAGTCATGGCGAGGAGGCTCCTAGCTACCGAGCATTTCATGAGATTTGTTCAGGTGAATTGGACGAGCAGGTCGAAAGGAAAATCCTAGAACTGATGGAAATACAAAAAGAAAAGACTTGACAATCATACAATTATGCTATACAATAAGGTTGAAGGGAAAGAGAAATGACAGACAACTACGAAAGAATCCATGTGTTTGAGAAGGCGGGACTGGGGAAAGCCCCGTTCAAGTACATTGGTGCGAGTCAGTTAGGGAGTTCTTGCCAGTTTTGCGGGACGGGTATTTTGTACCAGTTCTGGGTTAGGTCCACGGACGGAAAAGAGTTTTATGTCGGGTCCGAGTGCATCTACAAGTCGGGAGATTCCGGCCTGCGTCGAGTGGTCGAGCAGGAAGTCAAGAAGTTCAAGAAAATCAGAGAAGACGAGCGGATAAAAGCTGCGAAGGGAAATCTTGAGATGCTCAAGGATACGTTCCAGACACTGCGGCATCCGCTGGCAGACAGGGGAAATTTCTTCCGCGAGAAATCCCTGTACGATTACGCAGTCTACCTGTTCAAGTGGGGCGGACAGTCGGGTAAGTTACGGGCTGTTCGCATGGTGGAGGGATACTTGAAGGGAGTTAAAAAAGAGATTCAGGAGGTGACAGCATAATGGGAAATTCATTCAAAGTGTACGAGTCGGCCTTGCGGTTTGCGGCTGCAGTTCATCGGGACCAGAAAGACAAAAGAGGGGAGCCGTACATTCAGCACGTTATTCGGGTTTCTACTGCGGTGGACGGGGCGTTGCTAAAAACGGTTGCCCTGCTTCATGATACGATTGAGGATGGTGTTTCCGAGCGGTATCTTCTGACCATGTTCTCTGAAGAGATAGTCGGTTTGGTAAAGACCCTGTCTCGCAAACCAGATGAAAGTTATAACAAGTATATTGACCGAGTTAGGGAAAATCCTCGGGCTACGGCAGTCAAGATAGCTGACCTGAAAGACAATACGGACCTTGCCCGGATGCCTACTCCTACGGATAGGGACATCGCCCGGACGCGTAAGTATCTGAAAGCATTGAAGAGAATACAAAAAGAAAAGACTTGACAAGCATACAATTATGCTATACAATAAGGTTGAAAGGAAGGAAAAAAGAATGTACACGACGATTGACTTCAAGAGCAAGAAGGCACTGAAAGAGGCTGTGGCTGCTGGTAAGTCTGTCTATTACTACCAGCCGGGACCATTCGGGGGAAATGTTCCTACCGAGGGGACGATTTTTCTTGAGGGTCCGCACTACCCGAAGCCCCATACTTGGTATGCTCAGGCCGAGGCCAAGGGTGGGAGAATCGTGAAGGTGAAGTAAGGGGGACTAAATGCCTAAACTTGAGACAAAGGGAAATCATCTGGAGATTGACGGTAAGAGGGTTCTCAAGGGCTGGGAGTCTTTTTCCGGGTGGTACTGGTTCGGAGTCGAGAAGGTCGAGTCGGACCCGGGGATGTGGTTCGGGTTGGTTCAGGGATTTGAGGATGAGTGGGGATACTTCTCTGAAGCTGAACTAAAATCGAATCGCATGATTTGGAAAATCAAGGCGTGCGACCTGCCGATTGCGGGAAGGAGACAGTGATGGGAAAACAAAAGAATCTTTGTGGGAAGTCCCGGAAGGTCGATGCTCCTTATGCGGTCTTTCGGTCCGAGGATGGTTGGGAGTGGAAGGTTCTGAAGACTTATCAGGCTCCTGAAGAGGAGAGTTTAAATCCTTACGCTCGTTGGTTCTGTTCTGTTTCGTCTCCGTTCACTCATGGTGGGTACGATATGGGAGATGTTTATGTCAGAGATGTCGGACCCGAGCTTGTGGCTGCCGAGGCTATTTTTCTGGAGGGGAGATAACTGATGGCTACGAAAAAAGAATTTGGCACAGTTAATATCAGAGGCGTTTCAGTTCGTATTTATAAAGTTTCTTTGTCTGTTTCGGGGTTGCCGCTGATGCATTGGTTTTGTGCCTATGCGACCATTAAGGGTTCCAGCGCGTTGTCGGATTCTTTTCTTTCTCCGCAGACTTGGCGGGATGGAGATGAGTTTGGGGTTGATACGGCGCAACTTAGGAACACAAAACAACCGCTGGATTTAAAGTTATTGGACTGTCTTAATCAGATTTCTGTTTGTATTGAGGCCGCTCAGTCGGCCTTAAAAAGGAGTAAAAATGTCTAAGACAAAAAAGGCAGGGATGGATTCTTACACGGCCTGTTCTATTGCGGAGGGGTTCTGCGGGTATGAGCCTGATGAGGATGAACTTCATGAGGCTTGGCAGTTTCTTATTGGCACAGGGTTGTGTTGGAGCTTGCAGGGTTGGTACGGGCGGACGGCTGTCCAGCTGATTGATGCGGGTATCTGTAGAGCCGCGAAGGAGTAAAATGTCCCGGTTCAAGTTTGGGAAAATCCATTGGGATATCGGACCTGATGGAAGACCTGTCTGGAGCGTTCTGTTCCCTTGGGGTATTGAGATTAGAGAAACGGAACAGGAAGCACTGACAGCTAGTGCAATCTGGCACTTTTTTAGGGAGAAGAAAATGACAATAGGAAGAAAGCACTTTAGGAAAATCGCTGCGGAGATTAGGGAGATAGCTGACCCGTCCGCCCGGACGGCGGCTTCTGTGGCGGTTGGAAAAGCTTTGCGGGAGATGAATCCTAGATTTGATTGGAGTATTTGGGAGAAAGCTTGCGATGTTGAGGGGCTGAAGGTTTCTCCAATTTTATAATACTTATAGGTGAAAGGAAAAACGCTGATGTCAGAACTTGACCTTGGTAAAATTATTTTGGAGAATACGACTCCGCCTCACAATAAGTATTACATCATGAAGTTCTCAAAAGCGGAGGACTTTAGTTATGTAATTAGATATCGTTATGGCAGGCGTGTTTGGCAGTGGCAGACGCGGGAGGACCACGGGATTAAGGGCGTAAAGACTTTTACTTACAAACGAAAGGCGATTATTTGGATTAAAAATAATTTGTACAATAGGTCAAAGCGTGGGTATAAGGTTCAGGGTCTTCCCACGCTTGACCTTGAGAGATTTTGATGGATAAGTCTTTGGAGTATAATCGGTTTGTGTGGCAAGAAGGAGACTTTGAAATGGTGGCTCCTACGAAAGTACGATTCCGAATATACTTCAAAGCAGATGGTCGTCTTTATTTTAATAGTAATTTTAGAAAAGAGCTAGACGGAAATCGGGTGATGTTGCGGGTCAATAGGGATTTGAATATGCTGGCAGTCATTGTATCGCCCGTTGGTCAGGCCGTTCCCAAATGTGGTCATATCTGTATTCAGGCATTTAAAAAGCAGTTCCCGGCTTTGCAGACGGTTGTAGGAAAATCCTTTTCTTTGGACGGGTGGTTCAATTGGGGGAAGTCGGCGCAAGTATATTTTGCAAGCCTTGAAAGTCCAATTTTAAACTGGGTGTAAAATGAGCAATGAAAAATATGAAGCCATGACGGCTGAGCAGATAATTAACTTCCGAAAAGTTCTAGCAGACATGATTGGTCCGTGGGCTTTACTGATGCCCGACAGAGAGATAGAGAATGTACGGAATGTGCTGCAAGATAAACTCAACAAATTCACAGAAGACAAAATAGGAGAAAACAAATGAAACCTTTTTATGAAGATGAAAATGTTAAAATTCAAGTGGGAGAGGAGGCCGACAATGCGATTATGGTCCTTGACGAAAAGAACCTTCCGTATTTTATTGTCAAAGCCCCAGTTCGTCCGGAGCATTTTCCAGTAGCTGGGGTTAAAATATTTGTGACCAAGAACACAGACACAGGTAAACTTACAACGAAGTTGTGTGTTGAGGATTCTGTGGCAGATGATGCTCCGTCTGACCAAGCTCCAAAACGGTCTGTTTACAGTTTGACCACTTTGTCGGAGCAGGGTTCTATCAGGCCGGAACTGGAGAGGATTATCAACGGGTTTGTTAGCCGTGAATATGTCGATTCTGATAAAATTTCATTTACCGATTATTCTGATTGTAAGGATTTGAGGTCGGCACTTCAGCGGATGGGGGTTCCTGATTCTGTGGCTGATGGAATGCTAAAAACAGAAAAAAGCGATTGACAATGTTAAATGTCTTGGGCATAATACAGATGCCCAATGTTTCTTTCCTTTCCTTTCTTGTCGGGGGCGGGGTGGGTGTTCGCAAGCATCCATCCCGCCCAATCTACCCATATAAAAATGAAAGTTTTTCATAAGTGTATGATTGTAATGTATTTATATGTACTTTTTTCTTTCATTTGATATTGACAAATGACAAATACATGTTATAATAACAATGGAAGGAAAGGAAAGACAAATGAACGCTCATGGTTGGCAACGCGGATGGCAAGAAGTAAAAAAATCGGATTTGAGAGGGGTTGGGCATATGTTTAAGTTTGGAATACTCTCTGCTTCTGCGGACCTCTCCGGGAAACAGATTGATAAGCTTACAGAAGTCTTTCAGGACTTCAATGTTCTGGACGTTATCTCTTTTCCTGTTGTTCCTGCGGTGGTTGGAATTTCTAGACGGGTTGTTGGGCATGACCCCGTTCCTGAAATATCTTTTCTTGACGTTATAAAAAAGTCTGATATCGTTCTGCTCTTCCCGTCAGACCCGGAGTATTCAGAAAGCCGTGTGTGGGATGCGGTTGCGGTTCTTCGTGATTCTTTGCGGAAGCCCTTCATGATTATATATCCTGATGGGACTGTTGATTTTGACTTCTCTGCGTTCCCCGAGCCTGAGTGGTTGACTGCTGCGAAGAGGGGGAAAGAGAAGAAAGAAAGTTTTGTTTACAAATTTGATTATTAAGGAAGGAAAGAATGGAAAAACTCACACAGGAAACGGTTCTTCGGATTGTGGAGCAGGTGGCTGGGAGTCAGTTGTACTTTGCGCAAATAAAATATGACCGACAGGAGTTGGTGAACGAAGCTTACGTTGCCGTTATGGAAGCTATGAAGAGAAAGAAGAATCTGACTCCAATGGAAGTCACGACTATCGCAAAAAGGACTCTTATCAACTGGAAACTTATGCAGGCTTCTCAGCTATCAATTCCTGCTGGCTCTGTATACAAAGTTTTTAGGGATGGGCGGCTGACTTCTGGAGTCTTTGTTGATAAGTTTGACTATGTTGGTGCATGTCCTTCCGGAGAAAAACTTCATGACTTGGCAATCGTTTCTGCGCGGGTCCGTGGAAAACTTAAACGGACGGAGCGGTATGTCTTGGATGTATTGCTGGGTGGGGGAAATATTTCAGAGGCTTGGAAAGACCTTAAAAAACGGAAGGTCAAGGATTCTAAGCGTAAGGCATATGAAGCCGTTCCTGTGATTCGTAAAATGTTCGTGCAAGAACTTCATGCCTGAAGACCTTTTGATACGGTGTCCGTTCTGTGGGGACAAGCCCGGAGGTTCTCATGTTCACTTGTCTGTGAACTTAGATAAAAAAGTATACTATTGTTATTTTTGTGGTCGGGGCGGGAAGACAAGTGAACTGGTTAGGATAATCCCGGAGTTGAGTGTGAAGCTTGGAATACCGGGATTGTTTGCCAAAAGAAACTCCGGTCCTGCGGAACCGATGGATTTGTTCTTAACGCCTGTCGGTTCTACCAAGACTCCAGAAGCCGAGAGAGCAAGGCGGTTTTTGATATTCCGAGGGCTTACTCCGGAGCATATTAGGATTTATAAGCCGGGGTTGCTGCGGTCTCTTCCAAATAGGGTTGTATTTCCTCATATGGTTGGTACGGATGTGGCGTTTTGGTCGGCTCGGGGACTGACCAAGAATACAAAGCCGAAATGGATTTTCCCAACCGTTGGTCAGACGATTTTGACAAAGCGAGAAGCGGTGTGGAATCTGGATAGGCTTACTGTGCTGAGAGAAAAAACTATCTGGATATGTGAGGGAGTTTTTGACGCAATAGCCTGTAACGGTGTTGCTGTGTTTGGTAAGGTTCCGTCTCCAGTCCAGATTAGGAAAATCCTAGAGACCAGACCTGAGCATTTGGTGATAGCGTTTGACCGTGATGCTCTTGCTGATGCTGGGAAGTTACAGGTGCAGCTTCGGGGAATAGTAAGAACGTCTGTTCGTCCCCCTGTAGCGATGAAAGATTATGGGGAGTATTTGCAGGTGGGTAGAGTTAGGAAAATCCATGAGGAGTTCACTTGATTACTCTGGTTAAGGGTACGGTTCTTACCTACCTGCTGAAGGCGGACAGTCCTAAGGAGGAGGGGTGGATTGCGTCTGCTCTGACTTATACTGTCCCTAATTTTTGGTTTATGAAGAGCTTCAAGCGTGGGGTTTGGGACGGTAGGTTTTCGTTTTATAATAAGTGGTCGAAGAGTTTTCCTACAGGGCTTCTTGACGTTCTGCCGGAATCGCTGAAGCCTTATCTGATAATCACTGATGGCAGGAAGAAACCGGAATGTTTGGTGTGCGAGCCTGAAGCGGCTGGGATTGAGTTGCGCGATTACCAGATTGAAAGTGTGAGGCGGGCAATTGAAAAAGAAAACTGTATCATCACTGCCCCTACAAACGCTGGCAAAACGGAGTGTGGGGCTGCGATTATCCATTCTCTCTCTGGGCTGAAGACCTTGTGGGTGACTCATCGCGGGGCTTTGTCCTCTCAGACAAGGGAACGGTTGGAAAATCGTCTTGGAGAGTCTGTTGGACTTATACAGGGAAACGAGTTTGACCCGAATGTCCGAGTGAATGTCGGCATGGTTCAGACTTTATGTACTCGTTTAAAATCAGAAAAAAGGTACAAAGAATATTTGCATAGTGTCGATGTTATGATACTAGATGAATGTCATCATACGTCATCTAAAACGTGGCAGTCCATAGCTAAGAATTGTACGGCTTATTATCGGATAGGTCTTTCTGCGACTCCTCTTTTACGGGAGGAAATTAGCAACCTGTGGTTGATTGGGCTGACTGGTTCCGAGATAAAAACTGTTTCAAATAAAGAACTCATACAACGTGGAATCTCGGCAGCTCCGAGGATAATCAGGATTCGCAACGTGGTTCGTATTAGAATTCAGGGTTTGTACAGGAGAAGTTACGAGATTGGAATAGAAGAGAACGAGGACCGGAATAAAACAATTGCGGGATTGGCTAGGCTTCACAAGGAGCAGGGGGATACGACTTTGGTTCTGGTTAATACAATCAAGCATGGGCAGGCCATTTTAGTAAAATCACCAGAAGGAACTGTCTTTCTTACTGGGAATGACCCGGCTGAATATAGAGACTCGGTTTTGCATGGGCTGAGAAGCGGGGAAGTAAAGACGGTGATTGCGACTCCGATATTTGATGAAGGGGTAGATGCTCCTCAAATAGGAGTACTTATTCTTGCTGGGGCTGGAAAATCTCATTTGCTTTTGCTTCAGAGGCTTGGGCGGGGGATGAGGAAAAAAACGTCTGGTAAGAATGAAGTTTTGGTTTACGACTTTGAAGACCGGGGCGATAAATATTTGGAAGGCCATTCCCTTTATCGGCTGAAGTTGTATAGGGATGAAGGCTTTAAAGTATTTTCTGCTGACATAAGTTTTAATAGGAGGGTCGAACATGACTGAAGAATTCCCGGATGGGTTTTCTACGGTGAGTAAAACGGACATGGTGAAGCATCGGGGTACTCATGTGAAGCTCCCGAAAATTTCCTTGACAAAGAGTGGGTACTTGGTCTTGAATATACCCGCTGCCTCGTTTTTTTCAAGTGGCTCTGGTATTGTTCGGATGGCGTATAATCCGGATGATGGGGTGTTGGCTATAAGAAATACAAACGTCCCAGCGCAGCCTCCAGAGGTACTGAAAATAACTCCTGCAGGGGCGTATCGAAGACATGGAGCTATAGGATTCAAGACCTTGGCAAGGATTTGGCACATTGCGATGGATGGCTCCCATTACGTTTGCACATGGGATGCAGAGAAGGAAACCTTGTTTGTAGACTTAACCCAAAATAATCCAGAATAGGCTATTTTCTACTCCCCCCCTTAAGGGGGGGGAGTATAAAGGGAAAGGAGCAGGTATTGGGCAGCACCTTTTTTGACATTTTGAGACTAAAGACAGCCTACGAGTCTAAAATCTTTGATACTACAAAACGCTCGGTTATAATCTCTATCGACCAGTCACACCCAAAGGGGGAGAAAAATATACAACTTTTTACGAAACTTCTGGATAGGCTCCGGCTTGAAAAGATTGACCAGAATGTTTTTTTGTCGGTGATGTTTGATGGGCTGGCGTGGCCTCGACGAATTTTTAAAGGTCAGTCTTTGTGGAAGTATCCTTATCTTATTTTGTTGTCTAGTGATGCTGGGATACGAATGTTTCAGGAAGCGTATCAAAGTATTGATAAAATGTTTGGGTCCGAGACGGTTGCGGATGAATACATAAAGGCGAACTATCCGATAAAGTATGAGACTCAATTCAAGAACTGTTTCTATGAGGGGTTTTCTCTTATGGTCAGCACTATAGAGCAGAATGGGGAAGATTTTCTGAACGATGTTTGGAATCTATTTTCTGCGTTTTATGCCTTTAATGATTTGTTTACGCCTGCTTTTTTTATAACGCATTCTCGATGGAGCGAGGTTGTTAATAGTGATACAACCACGCTTCCTTTAGAAATAAGAGAACTGAAAGCTCTTCTGCTTCGGCATACAAGAGCTATTGTTCTTTTTTGCAGGAAAAATCCTGTTCATAGAAAATATTTACTTAGGGCTAGGGCTGTAATCGCTAAACGAGAACTAGAATCAGTAAAGAAGTTTTCTAGCCTCGCAAAAACACCCGCTGAGAGGAAGAAGGCATGGAATCAACTTATCTGAATCTGGAGACCTCTGTTATTCCAAGCGACCATCAGCTGGAGGTTTTGGGATATCTGTTACAAGACAAAGAGGTTCTTGCAAGATTTGCTGAGTCGGTCAGGCCGGAGCATTTTGAAAATCCAGTTCATAGGCTGCTGTATAAAACTGCAAGAGAATATTTTATTCAGTACATGAATGCGTGTCCTAAAAAGATTCTTGAGCGAGAGGTTGGTGTATTTATCCAGAAAAATGAGAGGGATTTGGCAGTTCCTCCGATAATGTTTTGGGAAGAATTGGAAAAAGCGTATCGTGTCCCGATATCTGAAACTCAATATGTAACAGATAAAATAATGAAATACATTATGCGGTATCAACTTGCCTCGCTCGGGGAAGTATCGTTGGATTCGGCTCGGCAGGGACAGACGGATATGGTCAGGGTGGGTCGTGAAATAAACTCTCTCTTTAGCATTTTGTCGGGGGGTGTAAAGCAGAGAATGGAGTTTTTGATTGGAGATGTTCAGAGAAGGTCAAGGCAGAATCAGGCGATTGAGAAAATCCCAACGGGGTTAAGGCAGTTTGATAGCGTTTTGGGTGGGGGTTTGGGAAGGGGGGAGTTGGGAGTGATGCTGGCTCCTACGGGATGGGGAAAATCGTTCTTTCTTGTCACAGCAGGAAGTGGGGCTTTGAAAAGACGGTGTAACGTCATGCATGTGACGCTGGAGTTGAGCAGAGAAAAAGTAATTTCAAGGTATGAGTCCTTCATGACTAGGTTGGCAAAAAACAGCTTGTCTGAGGTGAGTGAACTGGTGACTCAGAAACTGTTGAGACTTAGGAGAGTATTGCAGCCTGCGGATGTGTTGGTCATTGAATATCCAACAAGGGGATTGACGGTCGAAGAACTTCGGGCTGTGATTATCCAAACGCAGCTCGGCAGGGACTTCACTCCTGATGTTCTATTGCTGGATTATGCAGACATTCTGCAACCGAGTTGGGCGGATAGGGAAAAAACACGTTATGAAGCTCTTATGAATATTTATGAACGGTTGAGGGGGATAGCACAGGAGTTTAAACTGGCTATTTGGACGGGGTCTCAGACGACAAGAAAAGCCCTGAGTAAGACGATTATCACCATTCAAGATATAGCAGAGAGCTTTGGCAAGGCGCAGGTTGCCGATGTTGTGGCTGCTATTTGCCAGACGGATGAGGAAGCTCGGGCGAACAAGGGCAGGTTTTATCTGGACAAGGTTAGGGAAAATCAAAGCCATATTATCGTACCGTTCAGAAAGAATTTTGATATAAGTACTTTTACCGAGGATGTGGACGCTCATCCTCAAGAAGCTGTTCCGTCTCAGGTCGCTTACGAGACAGGAAGGTCGGATGATGTGCCATTTTAATGTGAAAGATTTTAAGGATTTATAATACTGAATAGTAAGATGCTTAAAGTTAAAGGTGGATGTTTTGGATGTCCTTACGAGGGTAATACTCTTGTGCCGCCAGATGGAAAATCGATTGCAGAAGCAAAGCTCATCGTCGTTGGAATAAATCCCGGAGAGATAGAAGAGAGAATGCTTTTACCTTTTGTTGGAAGGTCCGGTCAACTTCTTTGGCGGGAATTGGCGGCATTAGGAATAGATAGGGATGATTGTTGGGTTACTAATATTTGTAAATGTCGGCCTCCCAGAAAAGAAGACGGGACCGGAGATGAACAGCCGAGTACAGCAGCAAAAAAACACTGTGCTAAACAATGGAGTGAGGAATGGGACGGCATGAAGGGGAAGATTTTTCTTCTTCTTGGGACTCTTCCGACTCGTCATTTTCTGAAGAGGGCGGGGGTGTCTATGAGAGGGAGCGTGTACGAAAAAGATGGGAACAAGTTCTTACCGACATGGCATCCGTCTTTTTTACTAAGGTCGGAAAACGAACATAATATAATCACATGGAGGAAAGATTTGCGGCTGCTTCCCTCTTTGCTGGTTCAGGCGCGGGAAAGAAAAAAGGTAGTGTGGAGTGTCGCTAAGACTCCAACGGAAGTAAAAGATACGGTTGACTATTTTATCGGGGTGAATAAATTTGCCGTTGATATTGAGACCACGACTTTACACCCCTACGAGCCGGGGGCCGATATAATAAGTATTTCTATGTCCGATGGAATTGTATCTAAGGTCATAGATTGTCAGACTATGCCCGTTGCTGGAGAATTAAAGCGTCTGCTTGAATCCGAGGCTGGGAAAATAGTCCAGAATGCCAAGTTTGAATTGGTGTGGTTGCAGGCTAGATACGGTATAATTATTAAAAATATAGTGTTTGACCCTTCTTCTGCACAGTATTTATTGGATGAAGGGACGGGGACCAGTGTTGCTCTGAAGCAGATGGTTTGGAAGTACCTTCCTGATTTTGGGGGGTACGAAGCCGAGGTGGATAGGTCCAATATGGCTGCGTTGGAAAAAACTAAACTTTATGAGTACAACGCTACTGATGCATATGTAACTTACAAGATAGCGGAGATACTTGCTCCCCGGATAGAAGCTGAAGGATTTTCCTATTTGCTCTATGAAGTCATTCTTCCGGCCTCTTATCCATTGGCGGAAATGGAAGCTTATGGACTTGCTGTGGATATAGAAACGGTCAGGAAGAGACGAGCCGAGTTGGAGATAAGAGTTGAAGAGTTGGAAAAAGAGATACTTGCCCTTCCGTCAATCAGGGGTATGGAAGATTTTAAGATAACTTCGGTTCATGATTTACGGAAACTGTTCTATGACAAGTTGAAGTTTGCTCCGCTAGGAAAATCAAAGAAGACTGGTTCTCCTACCATGACTAAAGAAGTTTTGGGAGGGTTTGAGGAGGGGGGTAGCCTTGAAGCAAAAATGATACAGGAGTATAAGCAGACCCGAAAAGTTCTAAAGACTTACTATGAGAACTATGACCAGTTGGTAGGGACCGATGGTAAAATTCATACGAACTATAACATGCTTGTCGCCCGAGGTGGCAGGCTTACGTCTGGAAATCCGAATTTACAAAATGTTCCTAAAGATGTTCGGGATATTTTTGTATCTTCTTTTGGTGAGGATGGGATTTTGGTGCAGATGGATTTTAAGCATATTGAGATGCGGGTTATGGCCTGTGAGTCGGATGATGAGGGGTTGTTGAGGATTTTTAGGGCCGGAGGAGACCCACACGCAATGATTGCCGCAGAAATATTGGGTGTCCCGATAGAGACTATTACCAAAGAGCAGCGGCAGGCAGCTAAGGCGGTTAATTTCGGGTTGCTTTACGGAATGCAGCCTAGTACTCTGGCGCAGAGAGAAAAAATTCCCATAGAAAGAGCCGAGCAGTTCTACGCCGGATTTTTTAGGAAGTATCCGGGGGTCCGGGCTTGGCATAGGCAGCAGGAACAAATAGTCGAGTCTGGCTATGTTGTAAAATCTTTTTTTGGAAGGCGGAGGGATTTGTCTTCCTTTACTGGAGGAGACAAAATAAAACGCGCTTATAATTTTCCAATTCAGTCTTGTGGTTCTGATATTAATTTGTATACAATGGGATTAGTCTATGATATGATTAGGTCATTCAATCTTAGAGCAAAGTTGGTAGCCACGGTTCATGACTCGCTATTGGTTGATTGCCCAATCAACGAAGTGGAGACCATCAGGAAAATCCTTGAAGATGTCACGGCGGAGCTACCGTCTATTTTTTCTTGGATGAAATGCCCGATGAATATCGACCTTCAAGTCGGTAAAAATTGGAGACAGGCATCGGAATAAATTAAGGAGGTATAGGTGAAAAAGGTTAAAGGTAAAAAAATTGGGACTGTTTGGCAGAGGCAGGCGGTTGCAGACGTAAAAAAGTTTGTTTCTGTCAAGGGTAAGAAGTGGTCGCAGATTGAACGTCTTGCCGAAACCCTCGATTGTACGTTTGTTGCTGTGTATGGGTGGTTGTCGAAACGTAGTTTTCCGAGCGAAGAGAATGTAGGAAAAATCTTCTTTCTTCTGAACGCTAAGATGTATAACAAATGGAAAAAGTATCAGGAAGCGGCGGGAGATACTAAAAGTAGTAAGGTTGTTATACGGCCCCCAAGGAAAAAGAGAAAGATTATAGGGAAGAAGTTCGTAGAGATTACTTCTACTATTAATCCTGTACTGTATTATTTTGGATGTATTAAGAAAGACCTTGAGAAGTTGCGGTATTATCAGGAAGCTATTTTTAATCGCTTGGTTGCTATGGGGGAAAAGAAACTGAAAGTGGATATCCCGATTGATAAAATACTTCAAGCCGAGACTCAGTTGTCTCTTGCGTTTCCGGAAGATAAAAAAGAGGAGGTAACAAATGTCTGAAGTTGAGACCCAAGCACAAGCAGTCCCTGAAAGGGATGGAGATATGACCATTCGGTTCGGCTCTGGTCAGGTCTACCGTGGAAATTACATGGACGACTTGGTCACAGACGAGCGGAAAATGAACGAACATTTATCTAAGCAGCCCCAGTTATTTGTCTTTTGGGCGAGGATGGCAGCTTACCAAAAGATGATTTGTGACAGGAAAAAACTGGAGGTTGAGAAGTACGAATCCGATATGGATGCTTCTATCCGGATAGAAAAAGAGCATAGGGAAGAAAAAGTTACGGACAAGATTGTTGAAGCTACTATTAAGAGAGACCCTGCCCGGATGGATTTGCTTAAAGATTTGTACCAATCGCAAGCCAAGCTGCGTATTCTTGAGGGTATCAAAGAGGGATTTTCCCAAAGGAAGGACACGCTTATATCTTTGGCTTATAACCTGCGGGAGGAAATGTCTGTATCTGGGGGTTTGGCTGTTAGGGAAAAAGAGTTTCTGGAAGCAAGAAAAGCCAAGGAGGAATAAAATGATTCCGGAAGACAGCATTATATGTTCGTTTTGTGAGGGGTTGGGTTGGAGCTTGCGGGGGGTTGGGGGTGGTGATTCAGTTCAAGACGAATGTCCTGAGTGTCAGGGATTCGGATTTATTTATCTTGGAGCGACATGCCCAAAATGTCATGGAAAAAAGGTAGTTGAAGACCATTTTATTGTTCAAGGACTTCGGGTAACGGGAACCTATCCATGCAAGTTCTGCAAAGGTACTGGGGAAGTACAGGCTGATTCGGAAATCTAAATATTTATAGGAGAAAAATATGACTACGACACGAAGAGAAATGTTGGAGCAGGAAGCCAAAAGGATTGAGAATTCTAGCAAACGCTCGGATGCTCGATTCTGGAAGGCCAAGGTGGGGAAGAATACCATTAGGATTCTGCCTCATTGGACGGGGGACGAAGGAAAGGTCTTTTACGAAAAGTGCATGAAGCACTTTGGAGTGGGTCCGGACAAGGCGAGAATACGTTGCCGTAAATCCCAAAACTCCAAAGAGGAATGCCCCATTTGTGAGTTCGTCGCGCAACTCAAGTCGAGTGGAGACACCCTTTTCAAAGAATTGGTGGCTAAGGACAGGTACTACCTGAATATTATCGACGTTGAGGCTCCGCAGAACGGTGTTCAGATTTGGGAGGTTGGGGCAATGGTTATGGGGACAATTTTCAGTCTCTTTACGGATGTTGATGAGAATATCGACAGTCTGGACAAGGGCAGGCACATAATCATTCGTAGGGTTGGGGAAGGAAAAATGGATACTAAGTACACGGTCATGGCTTCTGGTACGGTTACAAAGATTGACCCGAGAGTTATGGCTAAGGCTCATAATCTTTCCGAGTTCTCTCAGATTCCAACGGTTGAGGAAGCCATAGCCGCGTTACGGGGAGACGATGACGATTTTCCTCCGGCAGCTAAACCGGAGGACGATTTTAATCTTCCGCCTTCCGAAGAGGACGTTGTGGAGAATACTTCAACAGAGTCTGAGGATGTTTTGTCGATTCCTTTGGGGGATGAAGAAGAAGCACCAAAGGCTCAAGCTGCAACTCCGGTTTCCAGAAAGGATAAGCTGGACGAGATGCGGAGCAAGATGACAAAATGACAACAAGAGACCGTGACTTAGACAATCTTAGAAAAACTCTGACAACCGTTGACTTGAGCGAGGTCAGTGAAAATGTACAGTGTATATCAACCGGAGTAATTTCTTTTGACCTCGCTATGGGTGGGGGGTGGCCTGAGTCACGGATTTCTGAGTTGGGTGGGATGTGGCAGACTGGAAAATCACTCATTGCTTACCAAAGTATTAGGGAGTGCCAAAAATCCGGTGGTATAGCTTTTTTAGATGATGCTGAACGGGCCTTTGATAAAAGATGGGCCAGAATAATAGGTGTAAACCTTGATGATTTGTTTCTTTACAATTCAACTTCACTAGAAGATGGGTTTGAGCATCTGGAAAAAGCTTGTACGGCAGTCCGAGAAAGTCCGTCATTTGCGAATTGCCCTGTTCTGTATGTCAAGGACAGTTTGGAAGCAAGCATCGCCATGGACGAAATGAAAAAGTCTTTGACAGAAACTGGTGGTGTTGCTCTCAGGGCAAGGTCTATTTCTAGAGGGCTTAGAAGACTGACGAATCTTATCGCGGACCAAAGAATGTCCGTTCTTTTTATTAATCAATTACGGACAAAAATAGGAGTGATGTTTGGAGACCCGGATGAGACGAGCGGAGGAAAAGCTCCAAAGTATTATTCCGGGATGCGGGTGGCTCTTAGGCCGGGAGGTAAAATAAAGGTCGATGAAAAAGTAGTTGGGTTTAAATGTTCTTTTGAAGTCATAAAATCAAAGATAGGAGTTCCGTTCAAAAAAGTTCATTTTGAGTTGATGTTGAATCGGGGCATACATTCGATGAGCGGACTCCTGCCTTATCTTTTGAGCGAGGGAGTCATTACAAAGCCGACAACGAAGTCGTATCAGTTCGGGGATGTACGATTCCCCTCTACCGATTTTCCCAAGGTGTGGGAAGAGAAAAAAGTAGAAATAGTTGTGGCTCTTAAGATTTTAAACGAGGCTCCTATGGAAGACGTTGTCGCGGAGGAATCAGAAGATGGTTGATAGAAGTAAAATCGGTAGAAGTAATCGACAAAAGGGAAAACGGGGGGAACGGGAGGTTAGGGATATATTCCAAGCGTTGATATATCCAAATGGCGAAGGTACGGTCTCCCGGACCCCCCATAGCGGAGCGTGGCACGGTATGCCTATACTCACAGGGGATTTGGTTTTTCTGAAAGATGGAAAATCAGATAACGATGTGTTGTTTTTTTGTGAGGTTAAGACTCGGCAGAAGGGGTCGATATCGTTTGCCAATTTGTTGTCGGGGGATTCTGGAACTATAGGAGCGTGGGTTAAAACAGCCAAGGGTAATTGTCCGGAAGACAAGATTGCAATAGTTGTATGGAAAATCCCATTCTCTGAGTGGTTTGTCAGTGTGTCTCATCTTGATACTCTTGTTCTTATGGATATTTTTGGGTCTATGCCGATTCCTTCTTCAATTCTTATGACGAATGACGAAGATGGAGTTGCTACACTTCCTTGGGATACTTTTAGTAGGTGGGTAAAAAAATGAAAAATACATTCGCGGTGGCGATGCGGGTATTGCTGGACGCTCAGGTGAATTGCGCCGTCAAATCGACATCGGGAACGATAGGGGATTGCTTATTCTGTGGCAAGATGAGTGCCGCCATCCGCGTCCTCGAAGCGGCGGGGAACGTGCTCGAAAACTCGGGGTTGCCCCCAGACCATATTCTCTACATAACGGAGAAGGTACGAGGCTGAGGAGGGAACATGAAAACCACAACTCTCTGGAAGTCAATGCAATCGGGCCTGCGCTCCGGCGTGGGCGACATGACGTGGAAGGTCGGCAAGTGGGCGAAGCACAAGGGCAAACTCTCGATGTGCACGTCCGGTTTCCACGCCAGCGTCCGGGCCATCGACGCGATGCGGTACGTGGACTGCGAAATCCTCGCTCTCGTCGAGGTTCGCGGGAAGCATCTAAAACAGGACGACAAGCAATGCTGGTCGGAGATGAGGGTTGT